TCACCAGGTTTCGCCCTCCATTAGCAACCGCCGCAGCGTCGGACGATCGACGCCGAGCGAGCGGGCCGCCTGCGCCCGGCCTATCCTTTCACCGATCATGCGGCGGGCGTAATCAAGCTGGTCCGGCGGGAGTTTCGGCAGACGGCCGCATGCCGCCCGCGCCGTCGCGCCGCCGCCATGCCCGCCCTGGTCCTCTCCGAAATCACGTTGAGTTCGAATTCGGAGATTGCACCGACCATCGAAAATACCATGCGTCCCACATGGAAACTGCCGTGGGAAGACGTGTTCAAGATGAGTGATTGAATGATAAAACTTCCCGACGCGCTTCGCCCGTCCGGCGCCCTGGACGCGGCCCGTTCTGCCGCCCAGGAATTCACGCGCGTGGCCGGCGGGTTACACCATCAATATGTTCGCATTGGATTTCCGACAGGCACAACCCACAGGTGCGGGATCATCTGGCGGGCTGCCTAGCTAAAATCCTTCGCTATTTCCAAGAGCGATGGCGACGCCGTAGCAGAAAGTGTCGAGGAGGTCGTCTTCTCGGTCGCCATTCTTGTCGCCGACCCGAAAGCCCTCGATTTGATCAAGCAGGTGATTCCGCGCGTGCCGCTTGTAGACGACCGTTTTGTTAAAAGAGTGTTCAGTATATTTGACGAGCGCGCGGTGCACATAACCGGAGACGGATATGGCTCTTTCGTCCTTGCCCATTGCCGTGAGCTTTGATTCGATCGGATAGGCCGGCATTTCTCGTCGACGGGCTTGCTGCAATAAAATCGTGCCGGAGTTCTTGTCCTCGATGAATGCCCCCAATGAGCCGCTGCGTGCGTGGCAGAGGCGCGCAAGCTCTTCGAGGCGATCAAATATGTTCGGCAGCCAGCTTTCCAAAATGGCGCCCTCGATCTGCACGATGTCCCAGTCCAATATGAGGAGGGGCGCGCCGCCAAAATGCTTGTCGATTGCAAAGAACGTGACGGCGGTTGCATCATTGTCCGTTCCCGTCTTGGAAGCCGTGTCAATCACCGCGAAAACGGCGTCGCAGATCGGCGGAAAGGAAACCGGGCGGCTGTCAACCAACAAGTTTTCGCGGTTGAAGAAGGCGACGCCGGACCAATCGACGAAATCGGCAAGGTATTCCTGGGCGTAGACGAGAGGATCGTTCTCGCTGATCAGGTCGGCCCTGAACTGCTCCCGACGCCGCAGCCAGTCCTCTTCGCTCTCATCCGCAAGGCGCTTTGGGAGAAGAGGATTGTCCATGGTCGTCGCATGATGCTCATGGAAGCCATGCCTCGGGTCGGTGCAAATGTTATAAAAGAAATTATCGAGGTCCTTGCCAGCTGCGTTCGAGCAAACGAGTGCTTGGCCGCCGTAGTCGTAGAGGGTCGGTCTGATGGATCTCTCCCAGATCGCCATCATCGAACCGGCCGTCCGGTTGTCGCCGTTCTTTGCAAAGGCCGCCTCGTCGATGACGATCCTTTGGTAGCCGCGGCTACGGCCGACCATTTCGTTGTCGAGAGACCAAAAATCCAGACGGCCGCCTGTCCTCAGCCGAATGAGCGACGCTTTAGCGCTTTCCTCGATCAGCGCGGAAGACTTTTTTGCGAGATCAAAGTAAACCTCCTGCGCGAGCATGTGCTGTGGCGCGATCCACGCGCACGCCATGCCCGAGACGAGCCCTTCGGAAATCCATCCCTTGGCGAGTTCGGTTTTCCCAAAACGTCGTCCGCAGCGTAGCGCCATGAATCTATGGCCGCGAAGCGCCGTATAGGCGGCGACCTGCCCGGGATGCAGTCGCCCAATCGATATCTTGATCTTCCCGGGCGCGAGCCGCCGCCGACTCATCTCAACCGTTCTGCATTACGGGGCTGACTGAGTGTCGTCGTTTCGGCTTGCCTTGAGGTCCTGCGCCTTTTGCTCGCCCGACTGACCGGGGTAATCCGGCAACCAGTCGCTGATTTCGATCTGCTCGACGCCGGCGTCGCCGTAGCGCTCGGCGCGTTCCCGGATTTTCAGCACAATCTCCGCCGCTTCGAGATCGCCGCTCACGGCGCGGTCGACGAGCATTTTAATGCTGAGTTCCTGCGCGCTTGCGAACCTTGTTTGGCCGCGCTCCCGATATTCGATCTTGGCGTTAAGGACCTTCTCGATCGTCTCGGCGAGCGCGAGAGGCTTGCGTTTTGGGCGTCCTTTCGGGTTTCCGGAAACGCCAGGTTGAAACCGTCGGCTTTTGGGCGGCTTCCCGTAGCCAACTTCGTAATCAGCCATTCTCGTCCCTCGGCAAAGAATTCGCGAAGGCCGTCGTGTAATCGGTGTCGATAAAGGCAACCTCGAGCCTCTTCTCAGAGCGGCGGCTCGCGAAATCCCGGTACCGCAACAGCGCTCGCCAAGCGCGGGCGCTCCCAGACATTCCCTTCTTCAGCAACTGAAGAACGATCGCCTTGGCGGCCGGGACCTTTGTCATCTCGCCGTTGATCGTTATGGGGACATAGCCGGCTAATAGGCGATCGATGATGGCGATCGTGCTTTCGCGGCGATTGGATCCTTGTCGCCGGCCCGTGCGGGTTTGGCGCGCGACGTTGAGCTTCGGCGATTTGTTCGATCTTGCTGCTTTGGCGTTAGTCTTGGCCATTGGCCTCTCGCCTTTCGGCGCACAGCGCTTCAAAGGTCTTGCCATTCGCGTGAATGGCGGTTTGCTTTGTCACCCGCTGCCAGCGCGAGATCGCGAGGTCGACGTATAGCGGGTCGAGCTCGATCCCGAAGCCTCGCCGCCCGCCGCGTTCGGCCGCGAGGATCGTTGTGCCACTGCCGCAGAACGGATCGAGTATGATGTCGCCGCGCTGCGTCGCGTCGAGGATCGCGTCGGCGACCATCGCAATTGGCTTTACGGTCGGGTGAAAATCCAAACCGCGCGTTCGGCCGTGTCGGGCGAAGGCGTTGGCGCCAGGGTAGTTCCAGACGTTCGTGCGGTTGCGGCCGAACCGGCCGAGCTGCACATTGTTCTCGCGTCGGGCGCCGCGCTTGCCGAACACGAAGACAAGTTCGTATCGTGAGCGATATAGCGACCCCATGCCGCCGTTGGACTTGACCCAAACGCACAAATTGACGAGGTCGCAATCAAGGGATCGAACGACTCCGGCGATCTCAAAGATGTGGCGCCAGTCCATGCAGGCGAAAAGAGTCGCGTTGTCGGCCACGTGGGACATCATCAGCCCGAACGCCTCGACGAGAAAGCGAGAGAACGCATCGCTCGTCATTTCGCCGGAAGCCATGGGAAATTCACGGTGCTTCGTTCGGCCTTTCCCGCCCGCGTGGCCCTTGATGCGGACATTGTATGGCGGGTCGGTGAAGACGCTCGAGGCCTTCTCGTCGCCAAGCAGCGCTTTATAGGCCCCAGGGTCGAGTGCGTCGCCGCACAAGACGCGATGGTCATTCAGAAGCCACAGGTCGCCAAGCTTGGATACGGGTGGCCCCGCAGGGGCTTCAAATTCGTCTGCGGCGTCCGCGTCCGGCGACTCCAAAGACTGAATGTGCAGATCGATCTCCGGAGCCTCGAAACCCGTCGCCTCGATCTCAAAATCGAGGGCGATTTCGGAAAGCTCCTTCAGAACGATCGCGACCTTGCGATCGTCCCAAGACGACCGGTCGGTCAGCTTGTTGTCGGCGAGCATATAGGCTTTGGCTTGCGTGTCGGTCAGATGCTCGAGGCGGATGACGGGCACGCTTTCAAGCCCGAGCCGCTTCGCGGCCTCAAGGCGGCCATGGCCCGCGACGATTCGGTTCATGCCGTCGATCAGGATAGGTGCAGTGAAGCCGAATGTTTCGATACTGCGAGCGATCGCCATTACTTGCTGGCGACCATGAACTCTCGGATTAAGTGGATGAGCTGCCAGAGAATCCACGGACATATGGGCGAGGGCGCGGCTAGCCGCCTCTGCAGAGTTCTTTCGAGATGAAGTTGTGGACTGACACTTGGACATCACTCTCTCCGGCGGCAAACGGACGGCGCGGGAGATTTTTGCCCATCAGCGTCTCGTTTGTCGCCGGAAATGAATAGCGAGCAACTCAGCCGGATTAATTTCCGTCGCCGACGTTTCCGCCAGTCTTCGCTTCGCTGGATTTTGCTTCCCATTGGCGCAGGAGGTCAAAAATTTCTGCGCGTTTCCTGTCGGCACTGGACGATCGGGCTTTCTTGAAATGGGGACGCCAGCCCTCCAGTACATCGATCCCTCCATATCCGCTTTTTTTGCCGATCGAAGCTTTCCAGTAGGTCTCGGCGGCCTCCGCCGCCCTGCGATTCCTGGGGGGCGGATAGGCTCCGTTGAAGTGCTTCCAGCACTCCACAATCACGAGGGCGCAATAGGTTCGCGCAGATATTGTTTGCTCGGCAAAAGCGCGGCCTTGCCCTGGCCTCGCTCTACCGTCCATTTTGACCAGGATAGGGGATTGAGACGCATTTCTTGCCTGATCGTGTAAATCGCGCAGCATCACCAGCAGATACAAGACCTTAGGGATGTGGACAGGGCGGATGGTACCGAGGATTTCGAGGACAACGGGCCTACCTAAGGCATTCATCAGAACTTCGGCTGCGTTTTTCACCTCGGCCAGCGTCCGTAGCATTTCCGCACGGGAAAGCTGTTCATCTTCCAACACCGAGATTCGCCACACGGACCAATACAAAAAGTGCAGATACTCCCTGAACCACTCCGGCGGGTTCGGCGTGACCAATTGGGCGATCGGCTGGAAATCCTCGTCCTGACGTTCGGGAGGCAAATTAGATTTCGGCGTTTCGGGGGCGCTCGACGAGGGTGTATCCGCCACTTTCTCGCTCCTTCAGCGCCGCGCCTTTGTGAAGTTGTTTCCGGGCTTGGCGCTAGTCCCTGAACATCCTGCCTTTCCTTTTTCGTGCTCCAAGGTCCCTGTTCCTGTTCGCCGAATTCCCTGCTAGGTTGATATAATTCGCTGTTTCGCACATTTGGTAATTCGGCGGGCAAATCATTGAAAACGCGCCGATTTTACACTATTTTTGGTGTCGGTGCGGGCCATTTTCGACCCAAATCACTGTATTTTCCCTGTTCAGCAGGGAATTTGT